AGCATTGACAAGGTAATTACAGAAAAATACAGCACAGATTGGGTAGATTACCTTCCAAGAACAGACCGTCCAAATAATCGTCGGTCAATGACACTTACAACAATTCCTGGTTGGGACCATCGCAGTCCTCCAAGTATTCCAGAAGCAACAAACAAATTGGGACGAGTGCCATTTGAGCATGAGTTTTGTGTTCCTACACAATTGTACCAAGACTGTGACCAAGCACATCTCGGACTTGATAGTTTGAAAGATTTCTTAGATGAGTGGAATCCATTGGGCAGAACATTTATTGTCAACTCGGGCATTGGCGGTTATTTTGTGCCACACAGAGACCATCCAGGCCTGCCAAGGCCATGCTTTCGTCTTGTTGCATTCTTAAAGAACTGCGGCCCGCTGGAATACGATTGGTGGATGGATGATAAAAAAGTAAACATTGAACTAGGCCGAGTGTATTATGTAAACACTCGAAAAACACACAGAACAATTTCATGGGCTGACAATAGTTGGCACTTAATTCTTAATGTACCGTTTACACCAGCAAATGTAGACAAGGTACTAAAACACTTACAACATAGACACTAACATGAGAATCACAGTAGGCAAAGACAATTTTATCAAACAGGTAGATATTAAACTACCTGAAGGCAAGCAACGAATTGGAGTAATGTTAAGCGGTGGCGCAGATTCTGCGGCGCTGTTATATCTACTATGCTTAGAGCGTAGGATGGATAAGAGCTCACAAGAGATAGTTCCGTTTACTGTTGCTCGTCCTGATGGAGCATGGGACTATGTTAAACCCATTGTTGAATGGGTTAGAAACAAGCTTGAACTTACAATCGAACAACTGCCAGACCCCATCAAGGTTGGTGACCCAACGGTGCATCATAGTCAACAAGGCCGCACAGGCGAATATGAAGCTAGGTCTAAACACAGTATTGAACATATCTTTTATGGAAGCCAAGCACACCCTGATCGTGTGCTAATCGAGTTGCCTGGAGAATACCCAAGTCGACCTGCCAGTGTAGAATTGCCAGGCACCACTTGTCCATTTGCCTTAGTAGATAAACGCCATACACTAAGTTTGTATGACATATTTGATGTATGGCCTTTGATTGAGCTTACACATAGTTGCACAGCACTAACCGAAGGGCGTTGTGGAGAATGTTATAACTGCAAGGAACGTGAGTGGGCACTAAGTCAGTTAGAGTTTACTGACCCGGGCGTGAAGTAAAAATACTTAAACCTAGTTTGCGTTTAATGCCGTTGCGCGGGAACGCACTACTGACATGTAAACGATTGCGAGGGAATGTCATTGGTACTCCTGGAATCCATTGCCAGTGTTTATCTACTGTAAGTCCTGCAAAGTTTCTAATGTCCAAATGAGGACAATGGTCCAGTAGTATACCATCCATGGTCTCCATATCATCTAAGTTTCCAACATCTTTATAATCTGTGATGACCTGATTATATTCGTTGGGCTCTACAGTTTCACCACGCAAGAAGAATGCCGCATCACCTGTCCATGTTTGATTCAGGACTAGAAATCTATTGCGTTCCAGTCTGACAGGAACATCGTCTCGAAATTCCTGACGTAGCGGAAACACAAATGTCTGTAACACCTTGCCGGGACCTTCTTTGCCTGTGTCTGCATGTACACGATATCCTGTTTCAGTCTCAAAGAAATTGCCGCCAGCAACTTCCCATGTACCTGCTCCTAGCACACCATCAATGATGGGTCTGACTATTTCTAATGCTGGCTCTAGGTCAAGAGCAAATTTACGTTGAGGTAGAATTTTTATTTGACTATTGTTTTCAAAACAAGAAATAAGTGACAGACGTTGTTCGTCTGTCAGAGGATCAAGTACACTGGGGTTCATAGTGAGATATTTAGTGTTGTAAAAATGCAACAGCGTATCTTGACAGGTGAGCCAGTTTGTGTTATACTGTTTAATTAAAGGAGAAAGTATGCAAGCTAAAAACTTTATAAGCAAATATACAAGTGCCAATAATCGTAAAGCATATGGGAGTTTTTATAATATAAAAGCTACAGAAAAATGGGTGGAGTATATGCTAGACATTACAGATATGAACCGAGTATTAATGTCTTTACCGTTTAACGATAAAATGCGTATGCTAGATGCCCTAGAGGCGGCAGAGCGCAAGCGAGATTATATGTACAGACACCCAAATTTTAACTATAAACAAGCTACCCGGTGGTACGAGATGGCAAAAGATTTGCCTAAAAAGTAAGTAGCGTTGTTGTAAAAATACAACAACAAAATGGTTGACAAGTGGCCCTAAAAGTACTATAATAGATACATAGCAAGAAATAAAAGGGTTACCAGATCCGTTAGGCGGACCGTAAGAGAGGAGCACCAAGGCGTTTGGCGCAATCTTACAACGCATGAAGACTGAGGACTAGCAATAGATCCAAATGGTTGACGGAAGTATCTGGCAGTAATGACCGTGGTGACTGGGCTTCGCAAACCCAGCAGAATGAGATCCACATGGTTCCCTCCTATTATAAATGAAAGGAATAAAAATGACTTACGAAAAAACATTGAACATGACAGTTGGATTGAAAGACATGATTGGCAAAGTCTTTACCAGTGTCACTGGTGAAGTAGGCTCACGTGAAATTGTCTTTGCAACCGACAAAGAAACTTTTACATTTATGCACTTCCAAGATTGTTGCGAATCTGTAGAAGTAAACGACATCGTTGGCGACTTGCAAGACTTGGTAGGCACTCCTATCTTGGTAGCAGAAGAAGCAGTTGGTGGCGAAGTGGATGGCTTCGAAGGCAATGAGTCATACACTTGGACCTTTTACAAATTTGCAACCTTCAAAGGTTGGGTTGATGTTCGTTGGCTTGGCGAGTCAAACGGATACTATTCAGAGAGTGTTAGTTTGGAATATGAAAAGTTAGCATAGGAGGTCATTATGACTGTTACTGTGGCAAGAATGAAAGATAGGTTAGTCGAAGTCGTTCGTGTTGCTGACACAGTTGCGTTCTCTACAGAGCGTGGTTGGGTAATGGTTTGCATGGACTTTGAAAAGCCTGAACGTAAGAAAGAACAATTCAAGTGGGTGCCCGCCAGTACTCACTTTGATTGGGTTAGAACCTTTGCCTTCTGAGGACACCATGGACCAAGCACAAAAAAAGCGTTTTCTCAAAGAACAGAAATTACCTATTGCGGATGCATGGGCCTTGGTGGCCTTTGCTGACCGCATCAACGAAGGAAAGTATATCAAGTTTCCTGAGATGGATCAAGATACTGGCAATGTTAAACTGCATCCCAATCGCGAGTTGATCAAGACACAAGTTGCACTGAGCTTTCCTAATGTTACTGACGCCGACAGAGAACTGGGTGCTAAGATGGCAGAGCATTTTCAAGGGCTTGCATTTAGTATGCTGGGTGGTAAAACGAATGACTTTGATCAAAAGATTATGAATTTTATCACGCAAGAAGATATTGACGCTAACATGGGCCTGGCATACATGGCATGTCTTGGTGCTCGCTACCATAAAGAAGTTGTAAAAGAACAGCGGCAAGAAACTCTAAATAAAGTTATTGCAACCAGTATTCACCAAGGTGCTGTGGGCCAACACCTACGCCTTGATGTTACTGTAATCAATAAATTTGCAGGCAAGGTATTTGCCGGTAGTGTAGTTCGTGCTACAGACGGAACTAACTTGTACTTTTGGACCAGTAGCAAGACTGTTGACATGTGGCCCGATACTCCTGAACAGTTTCCCATAGTTGGAGTTGTTAAGGCACATGGAAAAGACAGAGATGGTGCTCAAGAAACCAGACTGACCAGAGTCAAGATTGCAATTTAAAATACCCGCTCGGGCGGGCTTTTTTTGACTAAACACAGCAGGTGACAAATGTATAATTATATACATGTATATTCCATCTCATATTATTGCCAGCGTAAAAAATGCAATACCGGTTTATAAAGATTGGCCCAAGCCTGGCATCTCATACAAAAATACAGTAGAACTGGCCCAACAACCAATGGCATTTGCACATGCCATAGACTGGTTTTCTTTAGTGGCCAGGCAAGCTACTGCAAAAGAAATATTTGCTCCAGATGCTCGTGGTTTTATATTTGGTTCAGCATTGTCAATCAAGTCACACTTGCCAATGACGGTTGTGCGTAAACCCGGAAAGCTACCCGGAGATGTGTGGAGTCAAAGTTATGAGTTGGAGTATGGCACAGACACACTGGAGATACAGCAAAATATACAAGCAGGTGACAGACCTGTTCTCATTGTTGATGATGTGTTGGCCACTGGCGGAACAGCACAAGCAATTTGCAAACTATTACACAATAACTTGGGTATTGCATATTCATCAATGACAGTTGCTGTCCTGATTAATCTTTCCTTCTTAGGTGGTAAAACACTTTTAACCGAGCAAGGTGTTGCTGTACATCGGCTACTAAATGAATGATCTAATTGTGTTTGCTTTAGAAGATGAAGCACCAGGTCTTTTTAAAGAATACTCTAATGTGCATTGCATTGGAGTAGGCAAGGTCAATGCCGCAATAAATCTAATGCGGCTATGTCACATATACCATCCCAGGCGCATTATCAACATGGGTACAGCAGGCGGCATTAGATTGGGGCATGGCGTACATCGTATCAATACTGTATGGCAACATGACGTAAACTTGATGGCACTTGGCATGCAACCGGGTATTCACTTCAATGATCCTGTAAGTATGATTATCATGCCCGGTATAGGTAAGACTTGTGCGTCAGGTGATATCTTTATTACTGAACCCAACAAGCTTCGAGTAGAATGTGATGTAGTCGACATGGAGGCATACAGCGTGGCCAAGGTAGCAAATACACTTGGACTTGATATCGAAATATGGAAGTACATCAGTGACCCTGCAGATGTGGGCGCCGGTACAACTTGGAAAGAACAAGTGTCATCTGGAGAACCACTTTACAGACAAGTGTTAGAAGAATTAAAAATTAAATTGGAACCTAAATGAAAATAGCAAGCGGCTATGCCGAAATGTTTGAGTGGGATGATGGTAACCCAAACAACGAGGATCGAACCGGACTAACAGTTGCACTTTATAGCGGTGATAAAATTAGAGTTGCCAGCGCCAATGATGTGCCCATTGGAGTTGTTGGCGGGGACAATACCAGTGTAGCGGCTATTAGCAATGCTAGTCCACAGGAATGGCACGGAAAACATTTAAGAGATGTTGCTGGTAGATTACTTTGGGAAGGCCAAGTAATGGTTGAATGGATTGACAAAGGATTTCGTCACTGGTATGAAACCGATCGTTTACCAGAAGGTATTACTATACCGGAGAATGCAACATATTACTACGAACTAAATGGACATAAACTACAAAGAGAAATATTATCAGAAGAATTTAAACAAAAAAATGGGATGGTACCGCAGTACTTGCCACGTTGGGAAAGACAAGAGTGGGGTATAGTAGTGTTATTGGGTAGAGCAGTTGTCAGAGAAGGTAGCGTATGCAATCCATTGTGGAAAAGATTAAAACTTCAGGACGGAGAATTATACGGGCAATCTGTGGCCGAGTGGTTAATAAGATAATAGAGCATAAAATGACAAACCTAAACGACCAAGCCACTATCATATTAATGGGCTCATTAAAAGAGTTGCTATCTAATCGTAAATACGTCTACGTAAGTAACACAAATTATTCGTACTCCCGTTTGGAAGAGCCAGGTAAAGAGATGATCATTAACTTGGTACAATCTATTTTGCCATTACTAGCAGAAGCTCGCGATTTACAAATAAAAGAAGAAGCAGAACGACTCATGATTGACAAACTGAGTAAATAAACTATTGTAAATACAATTATGCAAACAAAAAACATCTTTCCAGACTGGGGCACAGAGATCACAGACATGAGTGATATCTTTGAGCAAGATACTCGTGAATTGAGAAAGCTACTGTATGATCGTAAAATGATAGTATTACATGCTCCTGAATGGGACAAGCTAACTTATTGGAAGTTTTGTGCGCTATGGGGACAACCGTGGACAGGAAAGAACTATCATGATAGTACAGAAAAATGGGAAGTTGTACTTGACCCAGAATCCCCAGGCGAACCAAAATTTATCACAGCAATCAGTAACAAAATTAGTGCTCGTTTGGGTGACAAAGAAATGCCTTGGCATGCTGACATTGCCAATCGCGTAGATGGCGGCATTCAGTTTCCGCATCGTATTATCTACATGAAGACTGTGCCTAATCCAAAAGCAGGTTTAACTGTTTGGTTAGATATGGAAAAAGCTTATCCTGAAGTACATTCAAGACTTAGAGCACGTTGGGAAGCACGTACTATTGTTCAGCAAAATTGGCACCATCTTGGCAATGACATTATTGAATGGCCTTCAATGAAACAGCAACCAATTACTGGCCGCTGGAGCCCGAGATGTAACTTTCACGGAGTCACTGATGCATGGATCATTGATACCAAGTTAAATGGTAAAAGCATGGGAACTGGTATTGTTGAAGAACTCATGGAAGCAATGGCTGCTGTTCCAGAATGTGTATACACGCACACATGGACTCCAAATGACATGGTCCTATATGACAACTGGCCATTTGTACATAGCAGAACATTCTTAGATTTAAAAGCTGAAGACGAACGCTTAATGTGGCGTTGTAACATTGAACACGATGAAAGCTTAAAAGAAACCCTGTATGGAAAGTAACTACATATACTTTAACTCTTGTAAATTACTAGATCCTTTAACCGACAATTGGACCACAATTCGTGATGAGTTTATTAAAAACTCAATGCGAGAATCGTATAAGGCACGTGTAACAAATGAAGAAGAAAAAGGCATCAAAGCAAACTATATCACTGACCTAACAGGTGAAGAATTGTATGTTGGTGATTTCAAAGCCATGCCTGTTATGCTAAGAGAAGATTTTGTTGACCATCACGAAGCAAAGTCAATGGACTGGAAGAATTGGAAGCAACCAGGTGGTGAGAAAATATCATTCAATGATGCAAGGCTACATCGTATGCCATTTATACAACAGTGGATGTATAGGAACATTGAGGTACTTGGTGCAGTCACTTTTAATATTTCATTACCTGGAAGCAAATTGAATCACCACTGGGGCTTGGTAAATGAATATATTCGTTTTCACTTGGTGTTAAAGCAAGCAACAGGTTGTGTATTTGATATTGAAAACGAAAGACATGAATGGGTAGATGGTGAGTTATTTGGTTTTGATGACTGCAATGTATTTCACGGTACCAAGCATACTGGCACAGAGCCTAGAATAATCATGTTGATTGATATTCTAAAAAGTGCAGTCCAACCTTATGCTAAAACTTGGCCTGTAAGAGAAAATATACCTCGGAACAAGAGAACTATCCCAACTATACTGGATTGGTAATATGCTATTTGAATTAAATCATCGTGTGGTAGACGCTATTGATACCAGTCTAGTAGACCCTATCATTGAAGCTTGTAAAAAAGCCAACTGGGGCAATGGTACATATGATAGATTTGAAAAAGTTCTGTCTGATGGCAAATTGGTAGAATATCCGTTTCCTATCAGCAAGCCTAATAAAACTTACACACCAGAGCAAACAGAAATTCTACGAGCAAGCAAGCCCCTGCTAGATTGGATCTTGACCTTGCCTAGGTTTGCAGGATACAAATGGATTCGTGGTGAAGTTGCTACGCTACTTCCAGGAGTAACACTAGGTTGGCACAAAGATCCACAGTGGTTCCATGATAATTGTGTGCGTTTACATGTACCAATTTATACCAACGACCAGTGTGTACAACTTTGGAAAACCGAAGAGTACCATATGGAAATGGGTTATCTATACGAATTGAATAATCGTGTGACTCATAGTGCAACCAACAGAGGCACAGAGTTTAGAACCCACTTAATCTTAGATATCATGCCAGAGACTAAGTGGCAAGAGTCAAGGCAATCAGGAATTAACCCAATTGGCCTTGTTGATGCTCCTGGCGAGTATTAAGCATCTAACTCAATATCCCAATACAGGTAGTCTCTCCATGTTTCATGGAGATTGCTTTGCGGCCTACGTTTACCACGTGCATACAGGTCCCATGCACTAGGAGGCACTGGCTTTGTTAATGGGAACATTTTAGCCTCCTGCGGTAACTTTGCACCTTTGCGATGATTACATGGACTACAGGCCGCAACAACGTTTTGCCACGAACTGATACCGCCATGTGCTCTTGGGATAACGTGATCAAATGTCAAGTGCCTGGCTTCGAATTCGCCACCACAATATTGGCAAGTGAACTGGTCTCTAAGATAAACATTGTAACGACTGAATGTAGGAGTTTGGTCTCGCTTGACATAGTCTTTTAGGGCCACTACACTGGGCAGTCTCCAGCTTCGAGTAGCACTATGGACCTCTACATCGTATTCAGCTACAACATTTACACGGTCTGTGAAGACAGACTTAATTGCATCTTGCCAGGATATTGTACTCAATGGATGCATGTGGACCGGTTGAAAGTCAGCATTTAGTAGTAAAGCTGGATATTGTGAATCGTGGATCATAAAAGTGGTTCAGGATAAAACTATACTTACCAAGAAATTTGACAAGTACTTAATTATACGCTATAATAACACAATGAGCAACTTTGAAAGGCTAATATGTCGATGCATATGGAAGGTCCGTGGCTTAGTACCACAGGCAAGAAAAAAGGTAAAATTAAATTTGCCTCATCAGAAGCTAAACGAAAGGCAGAAGAATTGGAAGAATCTTGGAATGAAATACTAAAGCGTCAAGGCGTGGAACAAGAAGAACGTAAACGCCGACGTGCAATGAGTGCTGAGCCGCTGGTGTACAATCTCAGCGCACCACCTGGTAGAACAAGCGCACGTCTCCCATCTCTTAACACAGGTGAAGCAGGAGCCGGAACATATCGAGCATCACCGCAGTACACAGGTACCAAGGTCAAAGGCATTGGCACTATGCATAAATCAAATGCAGTTCCAATTTTTAGTAATGAAGAGGCACATGATATTGCCACAATGAGGAGAGGTTAATGACACATTTTGTTCACCCAGCATCATTTAATAACTTGGTGCATGAAACTTTCATCGATTTGAACAAACGAGTGCAGGCTCACAAATGGTGTGAGAAAAACTTTGGTCGGGCCTGGGAGCCGTTTGACTATCGTGAAGGCCGCTGGAACATGACCTGGGGTGGACATGACAGCAATCTAAGAGACATGACCAACTTTGACAAGTACAAGGTTTGTTTTGAGGATGAACAAGACATGCTTATGTTTAAATCAGTTAGCCTATAAATACCTAAAGGAGTTTAACATGAAAAAACTTTTAATCGCAATCGTAGCAACTATGGCCCTGACGGGTTGTGCAAGTAGAACAGGTACTGCTGTACTTGCTGGTACCACTGGCCTTATCATTGGCAATGCAATGGCACAGCCACAGCACAGAGTGGTAACACACGAGCAAGTGATCATTGTAAACAGCACCTGTGCTCAATATCAACTTCACAGTGACAGAGCCGCTTGTGAACGTGGCGCACGTCAACGTTGGCAAGAAGAACAGCGCAAGAGAGAACAAGAAGCATATCGTCAAGGCTATGGACGATAATGAGTTATAATGTAATACTGATTGGTGGTATCACATTTGATCGAATAGGCAGAGCAATTGGTCCTTTTAGATTAAGAACAGCATTTGAAAATGCAGGATATTCACTAAAGGCCATTGACTACGCCTGGGCACTTGATCAGGATCAAATGATTGAATTGTTGTCAACACTTATTACACCAGAAACAAAAATATTAGGTATCAGTGCTGCCTGGTATGATTTTCCAGCCAATAAGTGGGCACAGGATCTTACTTTTTTCAGGAGATTTAGGAGTCTCTTTCCGGACATAACAATTGTTGTTGGAGGCACCAGTACCACTCCACCGTCATTGTTATATAACTATTCTGACTGGTTTGTTAGTGGGTTCAGTGATATTGCATTTGTCAAGCTTGTTGATTATCTCTATGGAAAAACGTCAGATTTGATTTATACAACAGATGCACACGGCATTCCTGGTCCGGGTCCTGGCAAAATTAAAATAGTATCAGCTGACAGAGATTATCAAATAATAAATGTGGATGAAATTGAAACAGTCTTTAAGGAAGAGGATGGATTCTTATCTCATCAACCCTTACCTATTGAAATAAGCAGGGGCTGTATTTTTAAATGTGCATTTTGCACACATCCTTTCCTGGGTAAAAAGTCATACGATTATATACGAACAGCAGAAAGCATCGGTAGCGAACTTAAAAGAAATTATGAGTTGTTTGGTACCTACCGATACATGATATCTGATGATACATTTAACGACAGCTACGAAAAACTAGATATAGTTAAACGAGCAATTGAAATTGCTAAGTTATCAAAATTTGAATTTGTGAGTTATATTAGGCCTGAACTAATTATCACCAAACCCAATATGCTTTCTATGCTACTTGACTTGGGTATCAAGGGTGGGTTTATTGGCCTCGAGTCTATGCGAAAAGAATCTAGACAGGTAGTTGGAAAAGGCATTGCAGTTGACCGGGTACTTGAAATTGCACAAACTCTCAATGAGAGTGGTGTTAAAATGCATGCCAGTTTAATTGCTGGTCTACCAGGTGACTCTGAAGAAGAAATTCATAAATGGAATGATTACCTAATTGAGAACAAGAGTCGTCTATTTAGAAGTTGGAATTTCAATGCACTTGGAATGCACCGAACAGCAAAGGGTGATGTGCCATACAGCTTGTTTGAAAAAAAACCAAAATCTTATGGGTATACCACTAAAGAATTGGCGCACAACATACGGTCATTGGACTGGGTACATACATCTGGAATGACTGCGGCCAAGGCACAAGAAATTTCTAACAAATGTAATGCTTCTGCTAGACAACATATAAAAATTGGCGGCTGGGAAGTTGCAGGTGCTTGGTTCCATGACATACCAGAATCTATTGTGGAAAATATGCCATTTAATCAGACCAATCTCAATGAGAAATCCTATGAAAACTCAATGGCACGAGCCAGTTATAATTATAATTTGACCACGGGCAAACATTTGAACAATGCACAATGAAATTACATAGAGAAGGTGTAATGGAAGATTATTTTCCCGATAATGGCTGATATAAATTTTTCTGGATTATGGCGGGTTAATCTAGTAGAATATACAAATCAAACTAGTAACATAATCGATGAAGTATATTTTGAGTTTTGCGGCGAAGCATTACTATTCATGAAAATCTATAATGATTCTGAGCCCGAATCTGGTAATTATACCGTATATACAGGTCCATATAAAGTACCATAATCAATAATATTATAGTGGATAATAGAATATATAATCCAGCTTAATCCAGTGTATATTCCAGTTTGTTGCTAAAATACAACAAAAATAGAGTCAAAAAAAGCCCTAAAAACGGTTGACGTCTGGCTCTAAATGCGTTATAATAAACACATGAACAGCAAAACAGTATCCCGCAAAAGACGTACAGACCGTAACCACGCAATTTACGAATTGTTTTGTGAAGTTACAGGCGACAGCTACATTGGCATTACCGTTGTAGATGGCTCTGCTTTGAGCTCTGTGCGTGGACGTTTTAACCGTCACTTGAGCCGTGCTAATACAGAAAGCAAGAACTGGAACCTGTGCGAAGCACTTCGTACATATGGACGTGAAGGCTTCACTCCTTACTTGCTAGAAGTAGTACGTGGCAAGACTGCGGCTCATGCTCGTGAGCGTGAACTGACTGCATTGTTGAAGCCCACTTTAAATACACTATAAGGAGATGATTATGAAACCGATTCATACCATGTACATCTACAAAACAGACAGGCGTACTCGGACAGGTGAACGCATTGTTTCAACTTCTGTTTGGCAAAACAGAGATGCTGATGAAATGCGTCGAGAGATTCGTGAACTACAGTATGAACTTTGGCCTGTAAGCAAAGGCTTCACCATCAGGTTCATGCCCACAATGCCAACTATCTAAGGAGAAACAAATGATTACACAAACCGCAACTTACGATCAACGCCATGGTGGCCCTTACGATCGCGGTCAAGCCGATTCATATTATGGACGTGATTACTGGCCTCATTACTTTGCAGGTGACACTCATAGAACCCGTCGCATTGACATGGATCAAATGACTGCGGCAGAGCTAGCGGCATACACCGCAGGTTACCGAGACAACGAAGCCAACGGAGACAAAAAAGACTGGGGTTAAAAAACTTGACATAGTACTTGTATTCGTGTACAATACACGCACACCAGATACATTTACCACATGATAAATTTTATATTTGAAATCGTCAATCCCTTTAGTAACAAGTTTTCAGGACTTTTTATTAAGCATGGACTATTTACCAAAGTCAAGTCGTGGGAGTTGAATGCATATCGTACAAATACTATTTTTCTGATTGAACTTAATTTTACTATCAAGCGAGATCATGCCGGAGGCAAGGTTAGATTAGGTGCCGTGGGTTTAGAAATTGAATTTCAAATTTATGATTCTAGACATTGGGATCATCAACTGAATCGGTGGGAATAAAATGTTGCAGACCAGGCGACCAATTAAAAGTGTACCAACCAATGGCTGTCATCTAGACTTGCTTGGTCGCACTCTCAAAGAAGGTCAGTATGTGGCGGTAAGTGATGGCGGCATGCATGTTGCACAGATTCAACGTTTTACTCCCAAGATGGTAGAGATTATAGTTATTGATCGTAAATATAGATTCAAATGCTTGAAGTATGCAGATGAAATGGTAATACTTGAAGGGCCTGACATTTTTATGTGGGTACTAAGTAATGGAAGTTAAAAAAAGGAAACTAAGATAATGGCAGATATAATTGATGACGCACAAGAAGCAATGGAAGCGGCCGAAGAACTTCGACGTGCAACCGCTAAACCATTTGTACCGGTCCGAACAGGATTCTGTATTGAATGTGAAGTACCAACAGATTTTACGTTCTGTAGTCCCGAGTGCAGGGATGATCATGAAAAACGTGAAAAAATAAAAGCCATCAACGGAGGATAAGCCTATGTTAAAATCGTTTGTTCTAGGGCAACGACCATTAAGAATATTTGATGCCGCAGACGCAGAGCATCGTAGTTTATACTATAAATTTTCAGTTACCAAGACTTGGAAATTGTGTCCTTACCAATGGGTCATTGACGACGACAGTATGGATGTGGTTCATAATATGAGCAAGAAAATGCTAAAATATTACACAGATTTGGAATTTAACGTGAAAAAACCACAAAAAACAGGGTACAAAAAAGTGTTAAAAATCAATGACTTACAAAGTCGCAAAAAAGCAACAAAATAACCCTACTTTTTGTAGGGTTTTTTACGAAAAGGTTGCCCAAAACCCCGAAACCGCTTATAATACATACATGTTAAGCAAAAAGGAGTTGGAAATGGTAGTTCAAAGTTTTGGTATGTTTAGCGAAGCTGGTAATCAAGCCATTGAAGGTATTATCGAATACCATGCACATCGCAAAAGCCCCTGGGCCTTGGTTCAACAAAACCTGCGTGACTTGGCTGAC